CTGATGGGCAATCTATGGGCATTCTCATTGAGGGGCAGTTCCAGCAGCTTGCACAATACACGGAAGACTTATCGAATGCGTATTGGACGAAAGCCAACACGACCGTCGAGTCAAATGCTGCGGTTGCTCCAGATGGCACACTGACCGCTGACCTAGTTGTTGAGACGACTGCGACTGGTGTTGGGCATCATGTTCGCACTGACAACGTGACGGGTATTAGCAGCTCAACAACTTACACGGCCACGGTTTATGCCAAAGCTGCTGGGCTTGGTTTCTGCCGCCTATACACGAATATTGGAGCCGCTAATACCGGAGCTGTCTTTAATTTGAGTGATGGAACACACAATGTGACTGATGGCAGCGGCACGTTCAGTTCCAGCAGTGTGGGCAATGGTTGGTATCGTCTGCAAATGACGTTCACCACCTCGAACACAAACAACGGGGCAGTTTATTTTCACACAGCCACTGATTCCTCCACCGTTATCTACACCGGTAATGGGTACGGGTCAGTCATCCTCTGGGGCGCGAACCTGACTCAAAGCAGTCACAGCTACAGCTATTTGAAAGCGGAGGGTGCGGCGACCACGAAAGCCGCTGAGTCGTTATCTGTTGATGCCGCTGACATCGGATATACGGGTGGACCAGTGAGTATGCAAGCTGACTTTAAAGTCAACTCAGTACTTGGTTCAACCCGTCGAATCGCTTCCATCGAAAACACGCGCGGCTTGATTAGGCCATACATCTCTGGTGGAGGCGACGTCAAGACGTTTGGTGACACGGATGGGGCTACTGTCATCGACACGTCGATTCAGACAGACATCACCGCAAACACTGATTACTCGATGGCACTGCGGTGGGATACTAATGACTACCGAGGGGCCCTCAACGGCACGCTGGGGAACGCAGACACAAGTTGCCCGTTGCCCGATTTTGATGGCGCGAGTTTTTATGTCGGAGGTCAATCGTCTTCTGGTTATGAGCTAAACGGCCACATCAAGCGGGTCGCCCTATACAACGAGGCTTTGTCTGACACCAACCTCCAAGCTCTGACCTCCTAACAACAGACACTCAATCAACTGATATGCATTACACCGATCTAATGTTGAAGTTCGCCAGCGAAGAAGAAGCCAAAGCGAACCTCTACGACAAAGTCGCAACTGCTTGGGACAACTCGGACCCAGAGAACCCTGTTGAGACCGAGTGGGAATACCGTCCTCGATTCAGAAACATCGACACCCTCGGAGTCATTTACACCGGCGGTAGCTGGGATGCTGAGGGCAACGAGATCGAAGCACCAGTGGCAGAGGATGGATGGCACGTAAATCTACGTTGTCTAGAGGGGGAGAACGCTGTGCCGCTATACGGTTTTTTGGTCGCACCAACCCCAGCCACACCCCGGAGAGTATGGGCCTAACCTCAAACAGTAGGGAGGTAGGGATGATTACAATGGATGACTTTAAGGTTGGCTTTGCAGCTGTAGCTGGACTGTTCAACTGGGCAGCTAACATTGATGTCGTGTTACAGCTACTGATCAGCATCGCATCTCTCACCTACATCTGTTTGAAGATCCGAGAAATCCTGAGACGATACTGATATGGCTAAGAAATCGCCTAAAGCGTCAATGAAGTGTGGGGAGGTCAGGCCGTCCACTAGGCCCGGTAAGAAAATTATGAAGCTCTACTGCGTAGATGGCGGGAAGAAGCTAGTTCACGCCGGGGCTACAGGCTACGGCAACAACTACTCTGATGCAGCTAGGAAGAGCTTCAAAGCTAGGCACAAATGTGACTCAGCTAAACCGGGGACAGCTAGGCACTTAGCCTGCACAGAGCTGTGGACTAAGGGTGGCAGAGCTACCTCCAGTCCTAAATCACGTAAGGGTAAATACTGATATGCACAACGGTAAAAAATGCGGCTGTGGCTGCGCTAAGAAGATGTCTGCGAAGAAGGGTGGGAAGAAGTCCGGCGGGAAGAAGTCCGGCAAAAAATACTGATATGGTTAAAACAAAAACATTCTGGGCCTCACTCACCGCCATACTGGGCGCTGTTGGAGGTTTTTTCACTGGAGATCTGGCACTAGCCGAGATGCTCCAGCTAATCGTTACCAGCGCATTAGCACTGTTTGTTCGCCACGGCGTTCAGAAGGCTGAGGTTGCTGCTGAGAAGAAGCCAGCTGGCAACTACGCTAGCGGCAGTGGCAGCTACAGCTACGGCCAGCGGTGATTGGCTTATTCAAACTGATCAAGCAGCTGCTTGGGGCGATACCTGTCCTCAAGCAGCTGTCTGCATTTCTGTGGCAGGAATCCAAAAATGTTCACGCTGACAAACGAAGACAGTCTAAGGATGACGAAGTGGATAGGCTTATTAATGATGCTCTGGCTGATCCAGACGGGCTGCGTCACCACGAAGCTAGCCAACAGCGCGGCACTGATTGAGCGTCACCCTCTAGGCTTCAAGCACGCTGTGAACGCTAGCCCAGAAGCTACAGAGTTTGTAAGGGACGCATTGAAGACCATCAATCAACTCGAATCAACGATAGAAGCGCACTAGCTATGGCATCTAAGAAACCAAAACCAACCAACCCCAGCCTGTATGCCAGCTGTAAAGCTCAGGCTAAGAAGAAATACAAAGTCTACCCAAGCGCATACGCCAACGGTTGGCTGGTCCAATGCTATAAGAAGAAGGGTGGCAAGTATGCCTAAGCCAATGCAGGGTCTAGCTAGGTGGTTTGCTGAAGAGTGGATTGACGTTCGCACTGGCAAGCCGTGCGGGAGGCAGAAGGGGGAGAGTAGGGGAACGCCTTACTGTCGCCCAAAAAAGCGGGTCAACAGTAAGACCCCTAAGACAGCTGGAGAGATGAGCGCAGCTGAGAAGAAGCAGAAGATTGCTGAGAAGAAGCGTCTGGGCCAACCTGCTGGCAAGCCCAGACGAGTCAGTCCCGCTAAGAGGAAGAAGTAGCTTTGTAGCTAGACAGTGATGGAGCCACTACCTTCGCTCCCTTCGCGTAGACGCGATGTATTGCCGAGCTGTTGTGACCTAGCGCCACCATCGCCAGCCTCTCTGGCATCCCTAGCTCGAACGCTCTCTCAGCCCACGCATAGCGGTAGCTGTGAAGTGTCACACCCTCTATCCCCAGACGCTTGCACGCTCTGCGGAAGATCGACGCTCTGTCTTTACTGTGTAGTTGCTGGATATTGGGAAGAATGAATCCGCTTTTCCTGCCAGCGATGGCTGAGTCGAGCAGTCTGCGTAGTTCTGGGCTGATGGCTTGAGCTGCACGCTGGCCTGTCTTCATCCGGTTGTAGATGATCTCGTCCCGGCCCAGCAGTTCGATTCGGAACGAGGCAGCATCTGACTGGGCAGCACCCGTTTCCCACAGGATCTCTAAGTAAATCCTCCAGCGGATGCTGTGAATGTTGGATTGCAACCTGCGATGCTCATCCTCAGTGATGCCACGCTTAGGTTTCCTGACGATCTTAGGCCAATATTTCTTAGGCAGCACAACGTGGGATCGGATGCCCAGTTCTATAGACAATGACTGGAGGCTGGAGAGGTATTGCTGGGTCATTTGACCACCGGCTTCCATCAGCTCCAGAAAGTCTGTGCCTGTGGTTTGGTCTATACGGGTTTGCTTCAGCTTGTTCCAGCGTTTCTTACTGAACTCGTGAAGTTTGCGCTGCTTTGTCGGGGCTTTACCGGTGCTAGCGTAGATGGAGATCAGGCGATCCCAAGTTTGTTCGGTGTTCATAGCGGTTCATAGGTTGTTTTTTGTTGCAACAACGGAACCAACCGGAGTAGTTTCTGACCGCCTAATACGTGTTGTTCCCGCAACTCTATTCGTCCTTTAGCACGCTTAGCTCAGTGGTAGAGCACTGCCTTCACACGGCAGGAGTCGCTGGTTCGAACCCCACAATTTTAGGCTCAGAGAGCCACCTCAGTTGTTCCGTTGGAAATTCTCTGGTTGTTAATAACTCGATGGGGGCTTGGACAGGTATTGTCCCACCATCACAACTAGGATAAAATCATAATGACAGACATTGAGTTCAGCGAGTATGCGCCAATCACTTTACCTTACGAGACTTCTCAGAAGCTCCGCCTGCTTTCGCAGGCTGCGGGAATGGGTCCGTCTGAATACTTAAATTCCCAGCTTCCTTCTGAATTGCGTGTTCCTGCTCAATCCAGTGATTTATCAAGTCCGTCTTTGTGTAGCGACTGACGCGGCTGAGTTCTTCAAGCTTAGCGATTACGTCCTTATGCAAATAGAATGTCTGCGACTTCTTATTTGGGTTACGTCTTTTGTTGCTGTCTTTTTCTGGCATAGCAAATCCGGTTCAGCCTAAGCCAAACCGGCTACATTAAAGTGATCCATATCCCGTGTTGCAAATTTTTACAACATTTTTCTTTACCGCTGTGTAACTACACAATACAACATAGCCAGAACGTGACTACGCGACACAACGCTTCCAACCAACGATACAAAACAATAGCCGTAAACCGCTCAGCGCACACACAGCTCACACATTACTGCCTCAAGAACGGACTGAAGATTGGGCCAGTGGTAAGCAGGTGGATACAGGAGAAAATTAAGGAATCCAATGAGGGATGAGGAAATTAGGGATCTGATCCGGTCTGAGTTTGACCGTGAATTCACCAAAAAATTTAACGCTGGCATCCGTGAGCACAACCCCGATGGCACGAAGGGACTGTGGCGGATGGAGGTTACGGCACTCATAGGAGCGGTGAAGGAGGAGGTCCACGACCTACTCTCATATGTCACCGTTATTGAGAAAAAGCTCTTAGCCGCTGAAGCGGCTCAGGAAATGATAACGAAAAAAACAAAGTAAATGAAGGAGAACGATATGTTCCTAACCGCAGAAGACACTGCAACAGCACCTAAGAAAGACTTCACCCCACATCCTAAAGGCCCGTGTAAGGGCGTATGTGTGGAGGTGGTCACAATCAATAAGAAGACTGGGCTACCGTTCAGTAAGACGACCAAAGAGGGTGAGACCAAGCAGCAGATCATTCTGGTTTTTCAGACTGATAAGATGGTCGAGGTAGAGGAGGGGAAGAAGGAGCACTGCGTTCATTGGGAGTGGTTCAACATTCCTCAGACGATAGCTAACGAGAACGGGAAGCTGCATAAGTTCTTCCGAGACTGGGAAGTGCCTATCAAAAACTACCCTACTCAGGATTCATTCGAGGAAGAGGTTGTTGGTAAACCTGCCTATTTAGTGTTCACCCACAACAAGTCCACCGATGGAACCAAGATTTACAGCAATCTCACCAGCTGCACCGCGGTGGAAGATCCCGCCGAGGCGTTCGTGGCTACGGACTATCGCCCATACAACGATAAGGTCGCGTTCTAAGGCTATGTTTCTCTCAGCTCAACCAGACACCAGAACCAGAGAGCTGAACAGTGATGGGGGCGGTCATTGGTATCACACTGATGGCCGTCCTCAGCACACTGTCCTCTCTAAAGACGGTAAGCCTCGCAACACCACCAAACGCGATGCTCGTAAGCTAGGGTTATTCCCCAGCGTTACGACCATAACTAAGGTGATAGCCAACCCGTCTCTGGATCGGTGGAAGCAGCAGCAGATCTTCAATGCTTGCATAGCCAACCCGCTAAAGTCTGGCGATGAGCTTGGTGAGTATGAGAGTCGTGTGCGTGCATTCGCCCAGAAGAAGATGGTGGATGCTAGGGCATTCGGGAGCCTGTTCCACGCAGCTATTGATGAGCTGAATAAGACAGGTTTTCTGACCGAGGAATACAACGAGGTTAAACCGTTTGTTCAGCACTACATCCAGTGGACCCGTGATGAGCAGGTTCAGTTTCTGGACACAGAGTTTACTGCCGTTAACGAGAGGTTGGGATACGCCGGTCAGGTAGACGCACTAGCGGTAGTGGGTGGAAAGCTGACCCTACTGGACTACAAAACGCAGGACGTTAAGGAGGACAGTAAGGGTCAGCTGAAACCTAACTGGTATGAGAGTTGGATCTGGCAGCTGGCTGCATACAAAAACGCTAGCTGGCCCAACAAGCCTAGGAAGATCCAGCAGGTGATGTCAGTGGTGCTCTGCTCGCAGGCTCCGTGCTATCCGATCACGAAGATCTGGACGACTGAAGAAGTCGCTGATGCGTGGAAGGTATTCCAAGCAGCCAACCAGATCTGGCAGCTCACCAACTCATTCGATCCAGCAGCCAACGCTAGGGAGGTAGCAGATGGGCAAGTCGCAGCGTGAGAAGGGCAAACGCGGTGAGCGTATGTGGCGGGATATGCTGAGGCAGATGGGCTTCAATCCTGCCACTACCTACCGCTCCAGCCAATTCAGCGGGAAGGCTCCTGACGGCTCTTCTGCGGACGTTGTTTGCGCTGAGCTACCCAGTATCCACTGGGAGGTGAAAAACGTCGAGAGACTCAATATTTGGGGCGCTTATATGCAAGCGAAGATGGACTGCGCTGGGAAGATGCCAGTCGTCGCACACACGAAGAACCAATTCGGTTGGCTTGTCACGCTTAGTGGCGAGGATTTCCTAAGTATCATCAGTCGTTCAGATCTAGTGGAGAGGGTTGGAGAAGATGCTGATCGAGATCCCAGATGAGATACTCAAAACTGACCTGTCATTGGGTAAGAAGGTGATGATCGGACTGGTCTACACCTACCCTAATGCCAGCCAATCTGAGGTGGCCAGACTGCTAGGTGTAACCACCCGTGCGGTGCGTCAAGCAGTGAGGGAGGCAAAAATTGCCGAGGAACAGCTGTTCCTAAAACCGGAACGAGCGTTCCTAAAACCGGAACAACCGTTCCTACGTAGTAGTAGTAGTAATAAAGAAGAGAAGGCTAAACCCGCTATGCCTTCTTTCTCTGCTTCTGCTCCGACGAAGGAGGAGGTTGCGGCGTATGCCGCTAAGGCTTCGCGCCCCGATTTGGCTGAGGAGTTTTACGACCACTACGAAGAGCGCAACTGGCTGCATCGTGGCGAACCGCTCGTTGATTGGAAAGCTATGTTTAAGGGCTGGGCTCGTAAGACTGCCAAGCAATCCTCCTCTCCACGCAAAACAACAACACTCGAAGAGGCTCGTTACCTACAGGATGCGAGCTACTGATTCTATGAAAACCTATTCAATCCCAAACGACCGACCCGCTGAGCTAGGCGTAATCGGTGCAGCCCTACAGGGCAAATACAACGATCTCTGCTCCGTAGGGATCAACGAAGAACACTTTCACGACCTCAAAGCCCGTCTGATGTGGCGAGAAATCACGAGGATGGATTCTGACGGCATTTTGATAGGTGGTGAGACACTCTGCCACCGATTTAAGGGAAACGACACCACAAAGCTTCCGGGGCTGCTTGATGTCAATGACGCTCTCGATGCCTGTCCCAGTGCTTACAACTGGAGTTACTGGGCTGAGGTAGTGGAGGAAAAGCGGAAGGCCCGACTGGTGCAGGAGGTGGGGCTGAAGCTAGCTGAGGAGTGCGGCAACTCTGATAACCTCGATGA